ACCAAAATGAATCATCCAAGAGGCTCGATGTGCGGCTTCGGCTTTTCCGTTCTTGCCTCCGGTGTTAATAGCGCCGTAGCCAAAACCACGCGTTGCACCAGTCCAGAGCCAACACGTATCAGTTTTGTTTACAAATTTCCAGAATCTTTGTTCAAGAGGTTGGCGGGTGCGGTTGCGGGTTTTCTTAGTAAGCGTATGTGTGGTATGATTGGTCATGTCATTAGCTCCTTATTAGCTAGTGGCCAGACCGGAGGCTGTTACGAGCAGCGCTCCGGTGTTTTATTTCCTTCGCTGATTATACCACAGAATACCAGAGGGGTAAAGTAATGGGCCTTGCACCAGCGATTGCCGGTGCTACCCGTCCCGGCCAGCGGATCACCTGGCTTGATGGGGATGGGGCGCCGGTTGACTTAACCGGCGCAACCATCACCGGCAGAATGAAAAACAAGAGCAGTGGTCAAACGCGTGACATCACGGGCCTGCTGACCGTCACCGACGGGCCAAACGGGGTGTTTACGTGGACGTATGACACGGAGGATGTAGAGACGGCAGGCGGCTATGCTGTGCAGTTCACCGCCGATTATAGCGAAGCGCCAAGCCCTGAGCGCAACGTGATCGCCGCCTGGACCGTGATGGAAGCGTTGTAATGGCACAAGCCGCAAGTCAGAAGATACCGGATAACTGGAAAGCGCTCTTCGTCGCTGCGCTGGCAAAGTCGCCTAATATCACCGCAGCATGTCAGCGCGCCAAGGTCAGCCGGTCATGGGCCTATGCACAGCGTGACGAAGATCCGGAGTTCGCCGCAGCCTGGGATGAAGCGCTCGAAATGGCGCTCGATAAGGCTGTGGGCGAAGCGTACCGCCGTGGGGTAGAAGGGGTCATCACCAAAATAAAGATGACCCCGGACGGCTCGAAGGTGGTAGAGCGGACACGGGAATATAGCGACACGCTGCTCATGTTTCTGTTGAAAGCACACCGACCTGGAACATACAGAGAAACAGTGCGCAGTGAATTGACCGGTGCCAACGGTGGACCGATAGAGCAACGGGCGAAAGTAGACCATGCTATCGACAGCAGCACAGCCGAAAGTATCTTTGATGTCCTTGCGGCAGCGGGCGTCTTTGCAGCCGCATCTGATGACGCCAAAGCTGACCAAGTACATTCCCCATAAGCCGACAGTCAAACAGGCGGCGTTTCTGCTACTGCCCCACATCGAAGCCTTCTACGGTGGGGAGCCGGGTGGCGGTAAGTCGGACGCCCTACTGATGGGAGCGCTGCAATATGTGGATGTGCCAGGCTATGCGGCCATCCTGTTTCGGCGCACGTTTCAGGATTTAGCTTTGCCGGGTGCGCTCATGGACCGGTCCAAAGACTGGCTGATGAACACCGATGCCCAGTGGCATGAGTCGCTGAAGACATGGACTTTCCCCAGTGGTGCAAGTCTGAGCTTCGGATATCTGGAAGCGGAGAAACACAAGTATCGTTACCAAGGTGCTGAGTTTCAGTTTATCGGCTTTGACGAAGCGAGTCATTTCAGCCTGACGCAGTATACCTATCTGTTTAGCCGGTTGCGCCGGCTGACCGGATCTACAGTGCCACTGCGGATGCGCTGCGCAAGCAATCCGCCAACGTCCAGTGAGGGGCAGTGGGTGAAAGAGCGCTTTGTGTTACAGCGGTCGGCAAAGCGGCCATTCATTCCCAGCGGCTTGGATGATAACCCGTATCTCGACAAAGAAGAGTACTTGCGCAGTCTGGACAATCTCGATACGGCCACACGAAAGGCGCTGTTTGATTGGTTCGCCTCGGTCGAAGGTTTGGTCTTTGCCGACTTCAATGAAGAGAACCTGACCGACGAAGAGCCGAACACCTTGCAGCCGGTTATGCTGGCCATAGATGACGGTTACTTTCCTGATCCCAGAGCTACGCTGTTTGTGCAGAATAAAGGCAGTTACCTACTCGTGTTTGATGAACTGTACCAGTATAAGACCCTGGAAGAGCAGACGGTAGAAGATATTGTGGAGCGTAGCGCAAACCATAAGATTCGACGGCCATCGACAGCCGCCGTGAGCCACGAAGCGCCAGCCTTGCGCGCACGGTTGAATAAGGTCAGTATACCGGCCTACTCATGGCTACAGACGCAAGCCGGTGACAGCAGCACCCGTGTAGCAGCTATCAAGCTCACACGGTCCATGATCAAGGATGCGAAGGGCCACCGCTCGATTAAGGTACACCGCCGCTGTGTCAACCTGATTCGTGAAATTACGCAGGGCTACCGCTATCCAGACGGCAAGCACAGTCCAGACGACAGACCAGAAGACGGCAATGACCATGCCTGCGAAGCCCTGGAGGGCTTGGTGTGGATGTTATACGGCAAAGGGCAGCATCAAAAGCCACGGTCAAAGGAATATTAATGATTGACATTACACTGCTCACGCCTGAGCAACTCGACAAGTTCATCCACCTGCAATCAATCATTGCGCGCCAACAAGAAGAGGCGGCGAAGGTCAAGGCTGCGCGGGATTACTATGCAGGCAATCACCCCGTTCTGTTGACCCAACGACAACAGGAGTACTTGGGTAAGCAACTGACCGATGGCGAGTTTGCCTTTGCCCACAATCTTGTCAAGACCGTGGTAGACACCTTGCGCGAACGGCTTGCCGTGACCGGCTTCACGGTGAACGGCAAATCAGCCGATGACCTGGACGCCAAAAACCCTGCCCCGGATGCGCAACTCGCTGCGCTCCTGTGGCAGTGGTGGAAGCACAACCGGATGGACTCGCAGCAGATTCGACTCTACCGGCGCACGCTGCGAGATGGCAAATCCTATGTCATGGTGGACTATGACAACGCCAACCAACGGCCGCGCTTCTCTCTCCATGAAGTTGACGATGGCACGACCGGCGTTATCTTGCACCGCAACCCTGAAGATGAGAATCAGGTGTTGTTTGCATCGAGGTACTTCTACACCTTCAACCCGCTCAAGCCGGGACTGACAGGCATTGAGCGCAAGACCGTCTATCTACCTGGGGAGATTCGCAAGTATGAGCGGGATAGCATCACCAACATGATCGGCATTGACAACCTGTGGCGCACTATTCAGGATGATGGCGACCTATCCTGGCCTCTCCCGTGGCGTGACTGGAAAGGTGACAATCTGGGTGTAACGGCTGTGGAGTTCCAAAACCCAGGCGGCAGTGAGGTGGCGCTCATCGCCGGTCTACAAAATGCGCTCAACAAAAGCTGGCTTGACTTGCTTGCGGCGGCGGATACGGCCGGTTTTCCCATTCTCACCATGAATTACAAGGACCCTATGCCCATGCCGGTGGGCGTGAGCGATGACACCAACCTGGAAGGCGACGATGAGTTCATTGTGGCGCCTGGCAGAGCGCTGGAAATCTTCGGCGGCAACATCGAGCGCATTGCCGGCGCTGACCTCAACAACATCATCGAAGCCATCTGGACGATCACAGCGGCCATCGGCGGCATGACACGCACACCGCAGTACTATCTCAAGCCCATGCTAGGGGCTGATGTACTGTCAGGCGAAGCGCTCAAGCAACTGGAAAGCGGCTTGGTGGCAAAGGCCGAAGAGCGGCAGTTGATGTTTGGCGAGGCGTGGGCGGATGTGATGAGTTTGGCTTACCGAGTGGCGCGCACGTTTGGCACCGGCATTCCAGAGATTGACGACCCCGTGATCGGTGTGCAGTGGAAAGACCCCAACACACGCATGGAAGAGGCAGAGGCGACGGTTGCCAAGACCCACAAGGACTTGGGTGTACCTGACGAAATGGTGTGGTCGAAGCTGGGCTACACACCGGAGCAGATTGCACGCTTCAAGCAGAATGCCATGCTACAACGGGCAGCGGAGATTGCCAACATCGTACAGGCGGCTCGACAGGCACCGGCCACAACTGGCACGGCGAATCAGGATACAGGGACAACAGTATGAACCATTTTACTAGAGGTATTCGTTGGCGCGACCCACGGCTTACCCGTGATTATCGGCTGTGGTTGCAGTATCTCTGTTGGTGTATTCAGTCTTGGATGAGTTACCACAAGCCCATTTTGCCGAGCTTTATTCGAGGATGGGCTTTGCGCCGCTGGCCTAAACGGTACAACCTGACATGGCGCCTGTATGAGTGGTGGCGTGACGGGCTAGGCGCGGACATGACCGGCATTGCCAAGCCGTTACCCTGGCCCCTGTGCGAAGCGGCCTTTGGGCCATTCCTCAAGCCATGGAATCGTATTGAGCGATTCTTTCGCAGTCATACTGGGGGCAAATCCCATCGGTGCGAGTTCACTGACCCAGAGATAGGCGCGCTGTATGGTGGACAGCAAGGTGCGTTCATGGATCGGCTGTTTGAAGAGTTTTTGGAGAACATCAGTAACTAGATGGACGCTCTTCTTTCTGCCCTGCTCGAAGCGGGACTTATTGACACAGATACAGCCGACATCATTCGCCGGCAAGATGACCCAGAGGCGGCGCGCACTTGGGCAGAAAGCACGCTGACCACTACGGCACTAGGCGCTTTGTCGGCACAGCAACAGCGACTCATCTACATGCTGCGGGATACCGACTACCGACCAACAGATCGTGATGTCGCCTGGTTTTGGGACAATGAAAACGAACTGCTGTGGGATGCCATGCGGCCGCGTATTCTGGAAGTGCTAAACGAGCGCTCCACCTATGCTGCTGTGGTAGGCGGCAACGCTGGCACGTTCAACCTAGTCAACCGGCAAGTGATAGCCTGGGCCGAAACCTATTATGTTGACCCAAGTGACACGACCTATGGCAGCATTCCGAATCTGAACCTGACCAGCCGGCAGCAGTTCGCCGATGCATTCCTAGCCTGGAACCGTGGCGAGTTAGCAGGCACGCCACAGGGCTTGCCATCGCTGATTCAGGCGCTTGTGCCAACGTTCGGTGCAGATCGGGCCGAACGCATCGCCGTGACCGAGACAACCCGGCTCTTCACTGAGTCGATTCGGCAGGCTGGGCTTGCCAACCCGTTTACGACATCATTTAGGGTGCTGACCGCCAATGATGAACGTGTATGCCCCATCTGCGGCGGTGTCTATGGGGCTGTGGTTGCTAAGACGGATGAACGGGGCTTTATCCATCCCGAACGGGGCAGCATCGGCTTTCCACCGTTTCACGTAAAATGTCGTTGTGGAATTACGGAAGAGACTGAACAGACGCTGAAGATTCCGTTCGGTGGCAGCAATCAACCGGTTCCACAGGCACAAACAGTCGTAGAGACACCGGCAGAGGAAGCGACCGTTGCACCTCTTGGGCCAAATGGTAGACCTGTCAGCGCTGCGTTGCAGTTGCCTATCGCCGGCAGCACACGCCAACCAGTTGCTGATGCAATAGCTATGATTGACAGCGTGCATGGTGATGGAATCTTGCCCAATTTGCCGATTCTGCAAGGCAGCGCGACCATGAAGGAGCAGGGCTATTACAAATTCGAGACTGGAACAAATAAGCCTATCGAAATTAAAATTAGCCGTGCCGCTGAACATGTGATGAACACCTTAGCGCATGAGGTTGGTCATTTCTTGGAGGTACAGGGCGTGTTGCCTGCGGTGCAGGGAAACCCGCAAGCTGTCGCAAATTTGGCAGCCGTGCGCGCTGTGTTAAACAACACGGCGGCCGTGCGGCGGTTGGATGCGCTTCTGGCTGGCACTGAAAAATTAACAGTGATGTATGGCAACATCCCGATCACCTCTGGCGCAGATCCAGCGTACACGGCCTATCTGCGGCAAGAAAACGAGATTTGGGCCAGAGCCTATGCTCAGTACATCGCAACGAAGAGCCAGAATCCTAAGATGCTGGAAGAGCTGCGAAAAGAGCAGGCGTACTACTATCCCGTAGCATGGTCCGATGATGACTTTGAGCCAGTGACGGCTGCCATCGATACGCTTTTCACGACGCTAGGATGGATGCGATGATACAAGAATTGCTCGCCCGTGGATTGACCGAAGAAGAAATCATCAAAATCTATGTAGAGCAGCTTGGCTTTACTGAGTCGGCGGCGCGTGAACTGTATGCTATCGAAACCGGCGAAATTGACGGCGATGTGATTGAGGTAAGCGCTGATGAACCTGTCAATCCGGATTGACGATAGTGAGGTGCGCGACCTCATCAACCGCGCACCGGCCAAACTGAGCGACGCCATGCTGGGCGGCATGAATGACGCTACAGCGCTTGTGTTGCGGGAACTAAAGACCTACCCGCCACCGCCGCCGAATAGCACCTACAAACGCACACGGTCGCTGTCTAATTCGTGGCACAAGGAAATCGAGGGAAGCGGCTTGCAGATTCGGGGCATTGTGGGCAGCAATCAGAACATTGCGCCTTACAATCGCTGGGTGCAGGATGAAGATGTGCAAGCAGAGGTACACCGGGGGCGCTGGCAAACAGCACAGGATGTGTTGCAGCGCAATGAACAGAACATTAGGGGCATGTTTAGTGCAAGAGTGAGGGCAGCCTTAGGATGAACGAAGTAACCGCAATCGGTGAATACGTTGACAGAAAACGCACTTTGCCCAGACGGGTACTTGACCTCTCATTGCGCCTATCATCGTTGACACCGGGGCGGTATGTGTTTGTGGTGGAAGTGGCACCAGACAAACAACTAACTTACGAAGAAGCAGCGTTACCCTGTAGACAAAATAGCAAACTTGTGCTAGACTAACTTTTATGTTACCGAATCTTTTACAGCCAAAACAACGTCAAGTAGAGGTAGAATGTAAGCAGTGTAAGCGCTCTGTGAAACTTGAGCGCTGCACCAAGCAACGCAAGCTCAGTCATGATGTGGTAGACATCGGTATCCTTTGCCCACATTGCGATAACTGGACACACTCTTTTTACGAGACAAGCCAGGTGAAACGGCTCAGGGCGCAACTGAATGCGGTCAAGGCCAAAGCCGGGGTGACACCCGAGGAAATCAGAGCGGCACAGGCGTTCTTTGAAGCAGGGTTCAGAATTGAACAAGATCGGGTGAAGGCAAGTTCGACAACGTAATATCATGCGGCGGTGTGGAGTGACACACAGTCGGCAATAGGATTGAATAACTCAACGGTTAGAGTGGTTGGCAGTTTGCTTGGTTCGACTCCATAGCTGCCTATTGCTGGGGCCAACAGTCGGTATCAAATCCGGCCCGCATGAATATATAACCAAATAGCGTCATGACGGCGTGAAACGTAGACACACGGCGGCCATGTGAGGAGAAATCCTCACATGGCCGCCGTTTTTATTTTCCACCTGGAGCCGACAATGGCCGATGACTACGGGCGTCCGACTACCAAGAAGGGCGATAAAAAGAATAAGTATCCTTTTGATAAAAAGAAAGGCAAGTAGGGCGAGATGCTCATCAACAAATGGGACTGGCGTGATGCCGGAATCTTTTTCGATGCTGATCAGGGATCTGGCAGTGGCGAAAATGGCACTGATTCAAACGGTGGCACAACTTCACCGGAGGAAATCAAGGCCGAACTAGAACGCACACGGGCAGCGCTCAAGGCTGCCAACAAAGAAGCGGCTGACCGGCGCAAGAAGTTGGATGACATCGAAGCGCAAGCAACCGCACGCAAAGAGCAGGAGTTGACAGAAGCGCAGAAGGCGGCGGCCCGTGCTGAAAAAGCTGAACAAGCTTTGCAGGCGCTAGAGGCTCGCCATCGCTCCACAACGATTAACAGCGCCATTCGCTTGGCAGCACGCACGGCGGGCCTTGTTGATCCGGAGGATGCGGTGGCCCTGTTGGACCGGACGGGCCTGGACATTGACGACAACGACAATGTGACCGGCGTGGAAACAGCAATCAAGGCATTGACCAAAGCCAAGCCCCATTTGTTGAACACTAAGCCCACGGCGCCCAACATCAACGCCAACAGTGGCGGTCAACCTGCTCCTATCACGACGGATACCGTCATTGCCCAGAAACGGCAAAGCGGTATGTACGCACCTCTATAGGAGATTGACACATGGCTTTAGTAACACGTAGCGCAAACGCCGGCATGGATGCGTCCACCGGCATGTTTGCGCCTCAGATCACCGGCTTGATTGCCGGGGAAGCGCTCGATGTGGCGGCCCCTTGCTACATCAAAAGCAGCGACGGATTGGTCTATATGTCGAACGGTACGGCGGCCACAGAACCGGCTGAGGTGGTTGGCTTCACCCCACGGGCGGCCAAGGCGGGGCAGGCGATCACCTTGTTTGGCAAGGGCGTTCGCTTCCACTACGGATCAGGCCTGACCCCAGGCGATAAGCTGTACATCGGGGCGACCGCTGGACGGCTCGACACCGGCGCGACTACCGGCGATGCCTTAGGTGTAGCGCAGGTTATCACCGCCACCGACATTCGTATCATTCGGGATTCTCACTAATCGGAGGGCTGAGAAATGACGACAGGTACACATGATATTTCGACCCTCCTGGCAACCCGCAATCAATCGGTTGCGCAGTTTGGGCTGAACAACATTGTTCCCATTTTGGAACGGGAATTGGCGGCGCACAATGCGCTGGTCACGGGCTTTGTCTCTGACCTTGCCGAGTTCACCACCGACCGCCAACGGAAGTATGGCGTATCGGTTGCTGGCGACATGGAAGAGGTTGACGAGTACGGCCGTAGTCGGACGCAGGTCGGCAAGCCGGGGGATACTGTGGGCTTTCCGCTCAAGCTCTATCAATTCGCCATCGGCTGGACGCGCAAGTGGTTTGAGAACAAAACCCCGGCTGACCTGGCCATTGCGACCCAATCCGCCGAGCGTGCGCACCTCCGGGCGCTCATGCGTGACATCAAGCGCGCCTTCATGTACAGCGCCAACTACACCTTTACCGACTTCTTGGTCGATAACATTGACTTGAGCGTGAAGCGCTTGGTCAATGCGGACAGTGCCAATATCCCTGAAGGGCCAAACAACGAGACTTTTGACGGCAGCACCCACACCCACTACCTGGCGCGCGCCGGTGGCTCTTTGGCGGCCTCTGACGTGACCGGGGCCATCAATACGCTGGTCGAACACGACAACGGCAAGATGGTCAAGATGGCTATCAACAAGACTGACGAAACCACGGTTCGGGGCTTATCCGGCTTTACCGGCTATCCTGACCCGCGCATTGTCTACCGCAACACTGACACCCCTGGCACCACCCTGGACATTACGCGCCTGGACAATCGGGCCATCGGGATCTTTGGCGGCGCTGAAGTGTGGGTCAAACCGTGGATGCCTGCCAACTACACTTTTCTGTGGGATGCGGCCAGTGATAAGCCGGTCATCATTCGCCAACGGGCCAACGGCACCCAGCCGGGATTACGCATTGCCGGCGAGAATGACGCTTTCCCGCTCCATGCGCAATATATGGAAGCGGAGTTTGGCGCAGCGGTCTGGAATCGTACCAATGGGGCCATGCTCTATTTTGGCAACACTTCTTACGCAGATCCGACCTTGAACTAAGTCCGCAACGGATAGCACATCCGATAAGGGAGAACCGACATGACGGAAACCATTCCAGGCGGCTGCTACAAAGACGCCACAGGCGACGGCTACCACGATGCGAACGGCAACCCCGTGAGCAAAGAGAACGTGGAAAAGTTCTTAGCCATGCGTGCTGTAGCCGCTGACCAACAGGCGCGACTTGATGCGCAACTGGCAGCGCAAAATCTCACTCCGGCGCAAATGCTGGCGGCGCTACTTGCCACTCAGCAAGTAGCGACCAACGACGATGCGCCCGCAAAGGCCAAAAAGTAATGTACGGCAGCATTGACGGGATCATGGCCCTTGCCCCAGCGGTGGGTACTATCGACAACGATAGCACGCCCAACACAGGGCAGGTGGAAGAGTGGCTCGCTGAAGGCGCGGCACTAATTCACGGTGCGCTGGCGGGGGCCGGTTATGCCGTCCCCGCTGCACGCACAGCGGCTGTCTACCCGTTGCTGCGTGCGCTCAACAACCTGTATGCAGCGGCGTACACGTTGCGCGCCCGGGGGCTTGATGTGGTGCAAGGTCGAGAGGAAACCCGGTCAGAGATTTACCTGAAAGACTTCTTTGACCGGCTCAAGATTCTCGCAGGGCAAGACCTCACCGGAATGGGCCTGACGCTGCGCACATCACCAAGCGTTGCGACACGGCGGGGTGTGCGCTCTATGCAGCTACGCAGAGTAGACGGCTACAGCGCAGCGTACAGCGGCCTGACCGATGAACCGGACGGCGTGAGCGAATGACCACTGTTACCCAGATTAAGCAGGCGCTCAAGGCTTTGCTTTCCACGATCACCGACGTGGACAGAGCAACCATTGACCACTACTTGCCACCGGTGGAAACCAAGCACATCGCCTTGGTCATTCCCCCGTTTGGTCAGCAGACCAGAACCGAGGTCTTGACCACCGGAGGCTCTAAGTTTGTACCAGAGTCCAAGACGGTCATGGAAAGCTTGCGCATCCGCTGCGAATTCTGGGTAAAACTGGATTCGGCCAGAGTCGCTTACTGCCTAAGCCGTGCCTCCGACATCCCGAAAGAGGCCATTGCGTTGCTACTCGCTCACCCCACGCTCAACGGCACGGTGGACAGGGTGGGTAACTTTGGCAGCGGTTCAGACCGACAATCAATCGACGCGGAAACGATAGATAGGCCGATTGAGATAGCGGGTATCCCGTACATTGTAGTATCGGTAATTGTGCCTGTCATCGCTTATGCAAAGGAAGACTAGCATGGCAAAGAAGAAAGAAGAAGTAATCCACACACAGGATTACATTTGCCTCGTAACTATCAGTTCGTTGGACGGCAACGAACGCTGGACACCTGGCAGCAAAATTGCGCTGACTGATGAGGCGGCGCGCATTCATTTAGCGGCTGGCAACGTGGCGCCGTTAGACAACACCAACCCGCCCACTGATGAGGTGGGACCGGCGATTGTTATTCACACCGCCGAATCGACGGCAGAAGTGAAGGCTGACTAATGGCAACATTGACATCAGTGAAACCAACCTTCGCCGGGGTACTGTTGGGCGCTGTGGCCGCAGCCGGTGGTGGTGACAAATTTCTGAATGATGGCAACGTGCTGCTCTACGTCAAGAACGGCAGCGGCGTTTCCATTAACGTGACTGTGGTCGCATCGGGCGCGCCTGGTGGCTTGACTATCACCAATCCGGTGGTGGCGGTGGCGGCTGGTGCTGAGAAGATTCTAGGGCCATTTGACCCGAAATACTTCAATGACGCCAGCGGGTATGTGAACTTAACCTATAGCGCTGCGACTTCGGTCACAGTCTCTGTAATTCAGGAGTACTAAACATGGCACAAA